GCCTTGCCGGACTATTACGTAGCCCAGCAATTGCAAGTAGTACATAAAACCAAGCATGTGTTTTTGGCTCACTTTCTTGTACTGATCTTTCATGTTAGAAACCGTCCACTAATAAATAATCAGGGGTAGATTCTTGTTGAGTAGGTGTAGGATTCTCTAATTCATAGCGGCGTTTTCTCACATACCCCATTAGCTTCGGTTGAATCTGCGGATCTCGTGCAGCCACGTCTATTTCCAAAGCATCTAGCGTTGTAAGGTCTGGTGCAGTTTGGATTTGAACCATTAAAGAGGGTGGCTCATTAGCAGATGCCTTTTCTTTTTCTAGCTCTTCAAGACGTTTGTGAGTGGCGAGAAGGATAGGCTTCATTTGTTCGTCATCCCATGTGCGGGTATAACGATAAACCGCATTTACTTCTGCAGGTGTTTTTGACTCTTTTACACGCTGTAGAAGAGTATCTAGGGTTTGCTGATATTCTGGATCTACTTTAGGCTCGTTAGTTTCTGGAACTAACAGATCCTCAGATGTGGTGACATTTGTTTGTTCGGTAATAACAATTGTTGGTTGAATTTCTGCAGAAATAACTTCAATAGACTTTTCTGCTTTTGATTTCTTGCCACGCTGTTTCTTTTTTTCATCACCTAAGCGAATAACACTAAAATCGTCACTAACTTCAAAACCTAACGCTTTAGATAGTGCTTTTAATTGAAGCTTGGCGTTTTCTGCATCACGTTGAACAAAGCCGCTATTAATAGATTCAATTAATGCGGTGGTTCTAAAATTCACGACGTAAATAGAAGGCGAATATGTAGTAATTACAAAAACATCCTGTCCTTCCTCATATTCATCAATAGTTAATGGCTTTGTGAATGTAATGCCAGCCAGCTCAATAGTTTCGATTTTGATGCAGAATTCAAAACCCGGTTTACCAAAAACAGAAGCGGGGAATTGATCTAAGTCAGAAAAGTCCAACATGTCTCCAATAGGACGACATAGAACAGTTTTACCTTTTTGAAGTGCTGCAAATGCTTCTTGAGCAGTTAAAATATTTTTCATGCTGTCATCCCCTTTTTAGCTAAGGTTTCAATTTCTTGTTTAACTGCCTTAAGTTTTGCCGCTTCAATTTGGATAAGGGCATCGATACCTAAGTGCTCACAAACTGTTTTTACATCGAGGCCACGTTCAGCTATGAAGTTCTGAAGTTCATCTCTTTGTTGATCTGAGATACCGTTAAATTCTGGTGGACTAATCCAAGTGCCACGTTGCTTATCAAACGTGCAATTCAATGCTTTAGCTCTCATTAACATTGCTTGGCGCATGTTCTGGTAATACATGTGTTCTTTATCAAGCGACTCAGTTAATTGATTAAGGTCACCTGCATGCTCNGCTTCNTCACAGCTTTGTTTCCAGTTTTCTAGCTCTTCTTGGGCTTTAGCTGCTGCAAGTTGTGCAGGCGTTAAGGTGTTAATGTGATCTTTAGCTTGAGTAATCAGGTCAGCCAAGAAAGTAGGGTGTGCTTTAAGATCAGGTACCCATACTTCACCGGTTTCACCGCCTAAAGCACCTGAGTTTTTCGCATGATGTGTAGGCGAAGGTTTGAAATTAATAACGCGGGCATTTTTACCTTCACCAGTAGTAACAGTTGTTAGATAACCCATGACATCTGCGATACGGTAAAGCTCGTTACGGTTTTTACCACCTAGATCTGGNCGGTAAATAATTTGATCACCGTTTTGATCTTCTGATGCGTGTGCAATGAAAACAACATCTTTACCTAAACTGATCAAAGTATTGATGTATTGCTTGAACGTTTGGTTCGCTAAACCTTGAGCCTTTAACTTTAAAGAACCATCTTTTTGACGGTTATTTGCCGTAAGTAACAGGTGGGTTTTAATGCATTCAAGCATTGCACCCACGGTATCAATGACAACGGTTTTATATGGTGCTAAGTCCTGCGGAGTAAGGTTTGCAACATCACTCCATTGTTGAACCTGTACAACCGCACCACGACGTAATTCACCAGTACGGTGAGCACCACGGTCAAAGTCAAAAGAAATTGCTTTTTCCGCAGTAAAGCCCATCGATGATTTACCTAAACCCGGATCAGCGTATAGGTACACAATAATTGCTTGAACCAATAAAGTTTGGTCAGCAGTAATAATCGGTAGAGCCATTATTCTTATCCTTATCTTGAGCCTGTAAAACCGCGTTTTTGCTTATATGCTTTGCGGTCATAAGTAGGGATATTTGTTTCACGCAGTTTTATAGCGAGCTGCTTTCTGCGCTGAAAATCGATTTCTTGGGTGAGTTCATTCCAAACTTTTGGATAAGAAGTTTGGAACCTGAACACATTTAAAGGCGTCTTAACTCCGTCTTTAACTTTGTAAAGAACTGAGCCATTAGCATTAGATGCGTACACTTGCCAGCCAATGCGAACTGAATACAGCCCTTTATCATCACGGCCTAAAAATGACTTGTAGCCGTCGGGGTGCTTTTTGAAATGAGTCATCTTTAAGCCTCCACCAACTTGTTACGTTCGATGAAGCCTTTTAGAAGGTCATTGATGTTGCGGATGTCTTCAAATTCGGTGAAATCGTTATATGACTTACCGTTAATATCAGTGATTTCATTTACAGTGAGTTGAGTAATATCAACAGCAGTGAATTCAGAACCCGGAACGCCGTAACTGTCTGGATGAGCTTCAAAATCAAAGCTAACGTTTAAACGGAAGCTATCTAATTTAATTACAGCAACGCCAGAATGTTTACCTGTGATTTTTGCGGTTAAAACACCGTAAGTACTTGATTGAGTTTTAGGGGTGAAAAGAGTAGGTGCTTCTTTTGTTTGGAAAGCTGGTTGTAGCTGGCAAGCAACTAAAGAACCACCAGAGATTGCAAGAGCAGCCATGCTGACAAATGCAAATGAGTTGAATGAGTTAACTTTTACGTTCATAATTGATCTCGCAGTTTGCAAAGCCCCGTTTCCGTCCAAAGTTCCGGGGCTTTTTTGTTATCTGTGAGGTAAATATAAGAAAACTTAGTTTTATTGTCAATAAGAAATCTTATTTTAATTTAAGAAATCTTATTTTTATGCTTTGATAGGCAAAAGAAAACCCACCGTGGTGGTGGGTTCGAAGGGGGGATTAGTTGTAATTTTGAGGAAGTTCCCATAATGCTTCTGTCTTTAGACGCAATTTTTTTTGATTTTCCTTGAGACTATTCTCAATTTCCTTTATTAGTTTATGTTGTTTTACTATTTGATCTTTAACCTCTTCAGGAGGATTCGGGATCTCAATATTCAAAAACATTTCATCAGGAATACTGCGTCGTCTCTCTACACTGCCTTGCATTTTACTTTTGTATATTTTTCTTAGAGAATTAGATCTCAAAATCAAATCCAAATATTCTACATTAACTTCTCGTTTTAATCTAAAGATTTTGTATGCTGGGCTTACGGCAGCAGCATCGTAATATTTTTGAAATCCTAGAACACCTTCATCTATAGGGAACCCCATTACAAGTTCATTTTTAAAAACCTTTTTATACCCAGAAATATCAGAACTTGCGACTCGTTTTTTAAATTTCTCATGTTGATCAATTAAGCCATGTTCCATAGTGATACTCATAATAGGTATATTTGTATCCTCTCCCACTTTGACTTTGCCAGACAAGGATAGGAGTTCTTTTAGTTTTATAGTTGGGAATTTTGATTTTATATGTGAATTACTATAGTGAGCATAATTATAAATATAATCATTGCTTCTGATTAATTCTGGATTAACTTTTAAGAAACCTAATTCATTATAATATTTATCAAAGTCGCTCTTATTTAAATCAGCAAAATCTAAATTTTTTAAATCATTTTCGTCAATTTTTCTACGGAAAGAATCTAAACTTAGGCCATCATTTGTCACATTGTAGTAAAAAACGTCAGAATTTGTTCTACCATTATGACAGTTGGTAAAGTAGAGTATATTGGTTTTAACTTTTGCATATGGCAGAAAAACTTCTTTTGGAAGTGAAACTACTGCTTTTAGTTGGGCGTTTTCAAATAAATACTTCCTTACTGGAGCTAAAGCGGCTTTAAAAAGAAAGCCTTCAGGTACTACTAATGCCATTCGCCCTCCTTTTTTTGTTGCTTTAAAGCAATGTAGAACACATACTCCATCACCATCGTTTTTAGCTAACTTATTCTCATATAAGTGAGAATAAGAAGTTTTTTGAGAAAATGGCATGTTGGTTATAACCACATCATATTCAGATTCAATAGGGTTTTGAAGTGTGTCTATCTGGCAAATTCCACTATGCCCATCCCCATGCAGAATCATATTCATTTTTGCGAGTTTTGCATTTGAGGTAATTTCTCTTCCAAAAATAGTATTATGTTTAAGCTTGATTTCTTCACTACTATTGTTTGCAATTAAAGTGTTATCTTTTATATGATCAAATGCCTCTGTTAAAAAACCACCTGTCCCACAAAAAGGGTCATAGATCTTTTCACCATATTTAGGGTTGACTAAGTTAACAATGGTTTTAGTTATGTGACGTGGAGTAAAATATTCTCCTAAGTCATTATTAGTTGCTGTAGCTTGCTGTAAGAAATACTCAAAAGCATCTCCTTTAATATCGGTATCTATTGATGAGAGTTTTAACTTATCCAACTCTTTGATCATCTCTTTAACAGCAACAGGGTTGGTTAGCTGTAAATTTGTAAAAACAGAAGCACCATATTGTCTATCAATATCTTGTAGTATGTTATTAGTTGTATTAATTAGCAAATCATTATCGAGACTTTTGAGAGAATTCCAAATACCTGTATTAGCATTCTCTGTATACAATTTTAAAAAAAGAATGTTTGCAAATTCTGAAAGCCTTTCTATACCAGCTCTTAAACCTTCACCTCTTAGTGAGTTATTTAACTTCTTGAAAACATTAATTAACTCTTTGCGAGAGACTAAAATTTCTTTAGGTGTAATATAAATACCATTTGTTTCCTGCAATATGAACTCTTTAGCTTCATTTACTCTTATTAATTCATTAACCTCATTTTCATCAATAAATAATGGTTTTTGGGTATACAAATGCCGTGTTTCGCAGAAACCATTATTCATTGCAAATATCAAAGGTGCATCAAGCATTTCAGCATATTCGGTTGCCTGATCCAGTGCTTTTGTTAAGCTTTTTCCACCTGATTTCGTTTCAATTACACCGATTGGCCGCTTATTTTGTGAATCGAAAAGAACATAATCGGGTCTTTTTTTACTTTTCTTGAGAAACTCATTATTAACAATTCTTAAGATATCTGATTCAAAAAAGACATTTTTGTTTGGATCTTGAATGTCCAAGATCCAGCCCTTGTTAATCAAATTATTGTTAACAATAAAACGTGTATCTTGCTCAATATTAGACATATTGCATAATCCCAATATCTACTATAAAAACTATTGGCAATCTACACATTACACACTAAAACATCAATAAATATTACTATCTAATAAGTGATATACCCCACATTTAAAAGACTGTGTCGGGTTCACAGCTTATTAATCTTTGGTGTTATTAATTTTCTGGCCTAGCTTTCCTTCTTTTACCAACTGCACTACTTGTTGATTTGTAAGGACTGGAATAAAGACTTTATCACCAATATCCTTAGAGAGGATCTTCACTTCTTCGGCTGTTAGCACCAAAGCTTCACCATGTTTAGCAGCATCATTGATACGAGCAATAATCTGGTTGATTGGTCGTTTTGAATTGTCCATAAGTCTTCCTGTGATTAATGCGAATAAGGATGTTCTTGTCTGTGCTGACTTGGTGGTACGATGTCAGTAATAGCTGTAATGCTTTCTACCTCATCCATTTCAAAGAAAAATCGCTCACCACCATTCACGGAAAGTAAGCTTAAAACCCCACCATTGATGCCGACAAATTCTTTAATTGTGCATCTTCCATCCTTCAAGCACACCTGAACAAACTCATTCGGCACAAGATCTGCATCAGGGTCGCACACAACGTACCAACCATTACGAATTGCTGGAAACATTGAGTCGCCAGTGCCTTTAATGCCATAGGCTCTTGGTCCTGCTGAGTGAGTTGGAACATACCCATCTCCAGCATTGCCTTCATAACCCATATCTGTGAAATAGCCATCCATGCCCATCTTGGAGTAAGCCTTAACAGGAACATATCTTTTTTGGGTGGGGAAGGGCTTAACAGGTGTTTCAATAAATTTAACAGCATCTTCGCTATCGGGAATATTGTATTTTTTCTTAAAAGCTTCGATATCCAGAACTTTCAAATGCGCAACAGTGCTATCCAACTTGGGACCGCTTTCATCTCCATTAGTTATATACGAAGTCGACACTCCGAAATAAGCCGCCATTTTGCTTAATGGGTCTGCTTTAGGAGCATAAGCATCCTTCTCCCAACCGGTGACATTAGGCGCACTAACCCCGACGATTTTTGCCAACTCGCCTTGGGTTAATTTCTTTTCTCTTCGTAAGGCGCGAATACGCTGACCCATAGTTTCTAGATTCTTCATATAAGTTATCTTACATCTTGCAAAAATAAGTTATCTTTGTTTTAATACTAAGAAATCTTACTTTTGAGGTTGAGCAAATGACCAAACAGGAAGCTTATAAGTTGCTTGGTGTGAATGGTGTCGGTTTAGCAAAGTTATTAGGGATTGAACCTCCTGCTGTGTACCAGTGGTCAGATGAAAAAATCCCATTAGCTCGCGAATACCAGATCAGAGACTTAGCTGATGGCAAAGAGCCAATTAAGCGAACTAATGCAACCACCTAGGAATCACCATGAGCAAATTATCAGTTGATATATCTGCAAGCGCCAGAAATGGCGTATCCCGCATATTGCATGGTCTTGATATAAGCAATCAAAAAGAGATTGCTGAACAATTAAAAGTTGATCCAAGCACCATTACTCGGCTTAAAACGGATAAGAAAAACAATGGCTTGAATGAAATTGAAATGTTTTGCGAGCTATTGAGTTTGCTTGGATTAAAAGTCGTTCCTAAAGATTATCAGAGTATTGATAAGGAACGTGTTGCTGCACTTTTAGTCATGTCTAAAAGTTGGATGAACCGTATAGAAACGGTGGATGACTTATTTCATGACGAAATCAGTGGTCAAAAAGAAAAGCTTGGATATTAAAAAACCACTACCTGCGCAAACAGGAGTGGTTTATAGGCATTCAGTCGAGATGAATCAAATGAATAAAACTAATTTATCAAATCAAACAACCGAACGCAACCAGCCAGAATTTTTAGTGGGTGACGTTGTAGTGCTTACTAAAGAGTGCCGTACTTTCAAATCAAATGATTTGTTTGAAGTTAAAAACAAAACTTTGACTAGTTTATGGACCATCAAATCAGAGAANCATTTGATTCTNGTTTCNTCAAAAGAAATCCGCACAGCAACAGTTGCNGAACTTAACGCCAAACGCCGACTAACAAGCGCTGAGCAAGCATTAGCGGAGGTGTCATGAACAGCTTTACACAGCAAATCAAAGNTTCTCGTCAGCAAAGTGAAATCCAATCTTTTTANGANCCTGCATTGCGAGTNCTTGGGCACCTNTTTGAGGTGAAAAAGCAAAATTTACGNAACAAAGGTTATGACGAAAATAATGCNGCGGTAACCAAAGTTGAATTTTCAGAGGCTATGGCTCGTCAATTTCGCATAACGCAGTGGTTAGCACAACAGATTGTAACCAGCTTAACCAAAGCGTGTTTGGTTGATTCGTTTGGTGGCTATGTTAAGCCAAAGGATGGTGAAAAGTGAGATATGCAGCAAAAAGAAAACAGGATATTTCCGTTTCTACCACACCGCTTGAGGTGGTAATTCCACTGGAACAACCAGTAAAGATCTATTCGGCTAAAGAATTAGCAGCTATGCCACTTTCAGTTATGAATGCCGCAATTGAGGCTCAGGAAAGATTTTATCAACTTGAAGAATTAACCCATATGGGGGGGCAGGCTATAGCAGTTCGCCGTCTCATGGAGGATGGGCACAAACTAATTCAGGTGAAAGAAAAGTCTCGTATTCGCTACAAAATCAACAACGAATTTATTCCTCCAAGAATTATTCGTCAGTTGGAAATGCGCGGTCTTGTAAAATTAGGAGTAGTCACTGATGTATAAATATCTCCACCATATCAGCGACTTTATGGTTGCTACAGCGCACCTTAGCCCAGTTGAAGAGTGCTTTTATCGCCGTGCTCTCGATT